TGGTTGGGCTGGACTTGAATTTCGGGTCTAGTCCATTAGATACACAGGGCAAAGCAGACTTTAAGGCAGATGTGATGAGTTGGGTGGGGCCAAAAGTAGTGACAAAGGAGCAGGAGAAGGTGTTCACAAGAGGCTTGAACGGTATCAAGCGTGAATTTTTGGAGAAGGGCAAGACGGTGGGCCACCACAATGATGCAGATGCATTTGTGGCCCACCCGTCAGCTTGGTTGTCCAACGGAGCCAGCACTTTGAGGGGCGTGGAAGGTACGCGCGCAAACAAGTACTCGATGTATCTCAAGCACGGGGACAAGATTGCAGCGTACCTCCGCGGTGAGTCGGAACTGGAAGACGATGCGCGCATCCAGCGTGTAATAGAGAAGCGAGAGCGGAAGAAGTTGAGGGGTGTTATCAATACATCGACCTCCATCTACTGCTTGCAGGCTTTTGTATTCCAGGGGGCCAACAAATTAGTGAACGACACGTTCAGAACGCCACCTACGGGCGGCGGGAGGGGGGTCAGGTTTTGGCAAGAGTTAATAGCAGATGCAAAGCTTAGCTATGTGCTGCCGTTGGACTATCCGAAGTTTGATCACCTGCCCTGCTGGCTGTGGATAGTGCGTACTCTGGATTCGATGGCGGTTAGTGTCATACCCAAGGGCAAGGAAGGGAGGCAGAGACGGAACGCATGGGTGAGGTGTAGGGAATTGATGCGAGTAAGCATAATACGCGTTTTAGGCGAGGACATCCCATACGTCGGAGGTGTGTTAAGTGGGTGGTACGTCACTGCCCTGCTAGACACCGCGATAAATGGTATTCTCGTAGCGGGTATGAGGCTGACGTATCACCTACAGCAGATAGTACCTCCTGCGCTTAAGGGGGACGACGTAGTGCTGCATCCGCCGAATAGGACGCAGGCGCAGCGATGGCTCGACGTATTCATGGAGTTGCTTGAGATTACGGTTGCGGGGTTCCAGACAGATGGCACGCGTAGCGAGTTTCTGCGGTATGAGTATGACAAGTCGATTCCCGGTCGGAGGGGCTATCCGAGCCGTGCATTTGCGGGCGTGCTGTGGGGTAATGCCTACACGTCGGGAGGTGTGATCCTGGCCTCAGAGTTGTGTTCCTTGTTCGAGCTGCTTATAAATAGGGGCATGCACAGGGGTAGGTGCACGGG